ATCAACTGCCGCTTTGCCATCTACACCGATAGACGGCGAAAAGCCCGTAACGTGCGCCCGGATTGCGTCCACATAGTCTGTACTGCTGTGGTAGAGCAATAACCGCACGTTTGCCCCGTTCAAGAAATCAGAGCGCACCGAGCCTTGCGTACTGTTGGACGGGTCAAGGTTGCCGCTAAAACTGCCTGTAGCTCGGTTCAGGTTCGGAACATAGCGTTCAGCCTTATCCCCAAACGCAGTCACATCTACCGGCGTAGCCGATAGATCCAGCGACCATTCCCGTATCTCTCCCAACATTGCATCGCTGCCCGAAAAATAGACAACGCTTCCCGCCGTGCCACTCAGTGCGCTCATCATTCCCTCGCTTTTAGGTGAACGTCACAGGCCCGGAAACCTGAAAATCGTACCCCACATCTACCTTGCCATCCACAGACACACCCGGAGAGTTGCCCGTCAGATAGGCCGTGCCGACGTTGTAATAATTGCTGCCACTCACATACAGACGCAAGGCCAGCGCAGATCCGCCCAGCATCGTATTGCGTAGACTGGTCTGTGCGCTGTCGGCTGTGTCCATATTGCCGGAAAAGCTGCCAGTTGCGCCGCGAAGGGAGGGGATGTACCGCTCCCACACGTCGCCAAAAGCAGTCACGTCTACCGGGCTATGGCTCAGGTCTAGCGACCATTCCCGGATTTCCCCGACTGTTGTTGTGCCGCCGGTCATGTAGACCACCGACCCAGCAGTACCGCTCAAAGCTGCCATTTTCTAACTCCTATGATTCTTGCAAATCGATGCGATAAACGCCGCCAACGTGCCAAAATCCATCATCGTCACGATACTTGACACCGCTTGTCACCCGACATCGTTGTACACTGTAACCAGACACAACCAGCGCCGCATTCTGCAAAAGCTCGTGCAGGTGACTGTACACTTGCTGCGCCTCCCCTGGCCATGTCCGATTGCTGATCACCTTCAAGACATAATCTGCACGCAGTCCGGAGGATGAAAACGTATATTCCATTTCCCCCGGATTCTGCGCCTGAAATATGGCATAAGGCGGTGTCCCTCCCTGCACCGCCAGCGTATCGTATACGCTGACAGTCCCACCGCTTAGTGCTGAATTGATTGCGCTGCCTAGCGCAGCGTGAGGCGTTGCCATTAGTCTGCAATCCCCCCGAATTTATCGGCTAGGCTTGATTCCACCGCCCGCACCGCTGGCAACAGAAACGGCTGTGCGCCTCGCTTGCTTGTGCCTAGCTCCACATATACCGCATACTCTACCCCAGGCCCTACATAGGCGGTTGTGGCGTTTTCCGGTTCTGGCAAAACACCCATCTGCGTCCCAGGCCGTGCCGACGCCACCGAAGCCGCCGCCTCTGTCTGATTGCCGCCGCTTTTGCCGACTCTGGAATAGATGCTGTTGCGAAGCGCTCCCGTATCCACTGGCGCATTGATTTTAGCTTGCCGCTCAATAGCAAAGGCCGTAGCCGCCACCGCATCGGCCACATTGCCGGGAATCTTACGGATAAGTGCGTTTAGTTTGCGTGTATCCAGTTCGACAATCGTAGAGTTCCGGGCCATCGATTAGCCTGCCTGGGCAAATGAAATAAGTTCTTTGGCCCGCTTCATCCCCACGCCGGGAATATCAGTCAGCGCCGAAATACCGTTTGCCTGAAAGAAAATCAACAGGTCATCTTTGGTGTCTAGCCCCATGTAGTAAAGCGCCGCTGCAATCTCTGTACTGACGCCTTTGCATTTCGTCCAGTCCACCAGCTTGGCTTGTGGTTCGTCCTCAGTCGGCGGTGCTGGGTCGCTGGCGATTTCCTCCCGAAACGCATGAGCGGAAAAGGCTTCCGGTGCAGTCAGTTCGACAACAGGCGGATTCTTCACCCATTCTCGGTAGCCTGCGGCTTCCAACCCGGCCACCTGCCAGCGCTCTCCATCGGGTATAAATATTCGCCCGCCCTTTTCGTGAATGAGTACAATCATCGCCGCCTCCTAAATAAATGCGCTGTGTGCCGGTTCTGCCATTATTGCGTTGATTGTCTGGTTGGCAATATGCCCTCGACACATCACCCGGCATTGTCCATCCACCGCACACGCACCACCGGCCCGCTCCCAAATGTCGGCAAATAGCTCTTTCGTCAAATCACCCAACAGCGCCCCGGATTGCTCTCGCCTATTCACACAGCGCCAAATTTTGCCGTTTGGTGTGATAACCGTCTGCATTCCAGACCAGTAGCAGGTTTCGTAGCCGTGCCCTTGCCATTTCTGGTAATCGCCGAAGCGCTCTAAATCCATCGAAACAAACGGATTACCACCATGCACCCGCAAGCGTTCAATTGCCGCCGACATCCAACCCGTATCCTCTGCAATCGTTCCCGGTTCGGTTGCCGCATAATGAACAGTCGGTCGAAATTGCACATAGTCAGCGCCCATCGACTTGCCCAGCGTTATCATATCCCTGCTCTGCTGATAGTTGTCTTTGTGTAGCAAAAAGCCAACACCGACAACCGCCTTGCCCTCTGCCTCCGTCAATCTGGCAATTCCAGCCGTAGCCCGCTCGAAGCCATCCACGCCCTTGCTACGCTTGTATGCGTCCGGTGTACATTCGTCCATACTCACGTAAACCCAAGTACAAAGGCTTTTCAGCAGCGCCGCCCGGCTTGCGTCAATATGCCCGCCGTGTGTGTACAGTCCCACCTGCAAACCGGAATTGACAGCGTGCCTTATAATGTCATCAAAATCCGGGTGCAGCGTAGGCTCACCGCCGCCGGTAAATGTCACCGACTGCACACCGGCCCGGCTCAATTCCCATAGAATCCGAAAGGACAGGGTAGTTTCCATCAAATCCCCGCCCGCTATTCTGTCGGCTGGCCCTTGCCGCTTGCCCGTCAGCGGCCCCCGTGTGTGCGTAAATCCGAAATGACACCAGCTACACCCCAAAGAACATCGGTTCGACAAGTCTATTTCTACATTGACCGGTGCGCTTGTTTTGCCGCTGGTTTTCAGTTCTATCAGCTTGTCCAAATGCCAAAGCGACTTTTGCCGAGGGTCGATATAGTTCATTTTGCCTGCTCAAAAAACGGCGTATTTGGTTGTGGCGTGCTGGTAATCACGTCTAGCCCGTTATTTAGTCGCCCCGGCCCGTTGGCAATTACGATATTCACAAGACCGCTATCCTCTGGTGTCGCTGCATAAAATATTCGATATTGTGCTTTTCGCTATCCCAGTAATCAGCTACTAGCCCGAAACGTTGCCTCTGGTCGAGGTGACGAAAGGGAATGTCACCGTAGGAGAGATTGAACCCCGTTTCTAGCGCCCGTGTGCTGAAATCCACATCCTCCCAACTGGACACCCGAAAATTCTCATCCCAACCGCCCAGCGCTTGCCATGCCACCGACGGCGCACAGACGCACCAGCCTTCGAGATACGGGAAACCATGCACCTTTTTCAGACACGGCCCGATAATGCCATCTCCGCCCGAAGCGGCCAAGTAGCGCACAAATGACCCTTCGCAAATTACGTCATTACTCAGAATCACATACCAGTCAGCAGCCCCGGCGATTTCAGCCGCCCGGTTGATAGCCGCCGAATAGCACAGTCGTTCGGTTCGATGCACGTACCCCATAGCCGGGTAGGGTGTCTGGCTGGCATTGTCAATCACCACAATCCGACAATCCGGCTCGTGCAATTTCAGCGATTCCACCAACGGCAGAGTATAGCGCTCCCAGCCGTCAATCCCGATAATCAGCGCGGCCACTTTCATGCTGCCACTAGCTCTTTCTGCCCGTTCTGGTGGACTTCCAGCGCAGGAGGCTCTACCAGTTGCAGAACCTTGCCCCGCTTGCGCTCTGTGGCCGTTGTAACCGGCGCTGCAGCCGTTTTTGGCCCTGCCACTTCTCCAGCCAGCCGAGCCATCAGCGGACGCCACTGGTCACGTACAATCGCATCCCAGCTATATTCGCTGTGGATAGCCGCTGACGTTTTCAGCCGACTGGATAGCGCCCAGGGCTGTCCATGTTGCTGCTCATGCAGGCTATTCAGCGCATCCGTAATCCCCTCGTGGTCGGGCCATGCTTGCCAACTGTTCTGTGGCGTCCAAATCATATCCCGTGGCTGAATTGCATAGCCCCATCGCACCAGTTCAGGCATTGCGGAAAAGTCCGTCACAATCACCGGCGTACCGCACGCCTGCGCCTCTACAATGGGGATACCGAAGCCCTCAGACATTGTAGCGCCCAGATATACATCCGCTGCGTTGTAGAGCATCGCCAGATAATCGGCAGGCATCCCCAAGAAATTCTTGTAGCGGTCGGGAAACATCACCCGGTCAAGAATACCCAGATTCTTGCACAGTTCGGGCAAATCCAGCCCGCCATACATCGGCGTCGGTTCGGTGTGAATGTACAGCCGCGCCCCCGGCTTGTCTTTGGCGAAGGAAGCCCAGGCCCGGATTTGCACCTGAAACGCCTTGCGGTCGGGATAGCCTTTGTTTGCCGCCACAATCACCGCCAAATGGTCACAGTCAGGCCCGAAAACAGCTTTGCGAAACTCTGCCACCTTTGCCCGGTCATCCAACACCCGAAAAACGCCCGGCTCAATTCCGTGCGGGATATA